GCACCCCGGGCACTTCCGGTCGCACTTTGATGTGATAATTACTCTCGCTGTCTTTTTCATCTTTCCTCCTTAATCCATGCCGTCATAAAGGCTTTCAGATAATTCAACCTGTTCGTCTGTCAAATCCCTAAGTGCATTGATTATCTTCATCTTTGTTTCTTTGCATGGGAAATATCCGTACTTTGCATATCTCAGCATCCGTTCAAAAGTGCTCATTGGAAATGGAATATCTTTATCAATTACAATCCGTTTAAGATGTAGATGTTCAAAAAACGCATCATCCATCAGGATTTTGTACTCAATGTGTGTTTCCGGTATTCCAATTTCCTCTAAGAAATGCTCATCTTCCAGAGTTTCAAACGGAAGTTCTTGTCTTTTCGCTACCGCACCAGTTTCATCCTCTACTTCCTCTTTGTAATATGCGAACTTCGTGATTGTGAAATCGAACTTATTCAGAATTTCTTCCGGTTTTCCAAATATTTTGCAACAAAGTTCAATCACAACACCTGTTTCAATGTGTTTGTATGCCTTTACATTGTCGTTTTCGTAGTGGAAATGATATTTCTCATCTCTTACATCGTCTCCGTCATATCCTGGGGTCTGACTGTCAAAATACTGTACCGCATCATCAAAATCGCTTTCATTCTCAAAGAAAATATCAAGGTCCTTTACCTTTTCTTTATTGAATATGTTTTTGAAACATCCTCCACATATAAATCCTTTGTGACCGGTCATGTATTCATCAAGCCAATTTAACATCCAGAAGTTTTCTCTATCTCTCTTTATTAGAGCCATGCTTCCTCCTATCTCCGTGCCATTGCATCCTCGTATAACCGCTTATACACGTCCCTCTCAGCAGTTATCTTTGCAATTTCCAACTGTGTCTCAATGTCCGGCATCTCCACCTTTTCTGCGATAGGTTCGGGTTCTTTCTCGTCTGGCTTCACTGCTTCATTTGCAGCTTCCGCCCACTTCTTTACCAGATCATTCGATTTGATGTTAATTCCAATGCCGATACTTACTGCCAACGCTGCATCAATCTTTTTCATTTCCGCCATAGAACACTGCCCTATGTAATCTCCAACCTTATCCTTGTTTACCGTATCAATCTGCTCACAAAGCACGGTGGACGGATATTTTGAACTGTTGATTTTAACGTGTGTCGGCAACGGTTTCTTTTCCTGGGTGGTAAGGTAAACCACTTCCAATATGGGAGCCGCATTGTTTCCAATGTCATTGCTTATAATTACCGCCGGTCTACCCCCCCTGTACATTTCCGCTATATTCGCTCTCATTGCGGATATAGAAGATTTCCCCTCTATAAAATTCTTTGTTCATAGTGTCCTCCTATCCCATTCGTGGATCGTAGTCCTCGAACCGTTTTATGGTTTTGAAAATTTTTCTGTTATTCACATACCTTTGAAGCAATCTCACGGTGTCTCCGCCCTTTGTGTGTTGTTTGTCGTACACCATTACATACGGGTCATAATCCATATCTCTCAGGGTGTATATCCGTTCCAAGTCCTGCTCAATCGTTGTATTGAAATTTGTCAGAACGAACACGCTTGTTTTTCTGGCTTTCCATCCGGTTATGTCTTTGAACATTTTGAACTTTGGTACAATAAGTTCTTTATCCTCATACCGATCCCAGGCGAAATGAACGCTGTCAACTCTTAACTGTCTTATCATTTCTGCCTTTTCATCTGTCATAATGCGAATATCTATGCCCTGATTGATGTTTACCTTTGCTTTGCTATCAATGAGCTGCTGCAATAAATCTTTCCAATCTTTGCAAGCTATGAGGTTCGGATCGCACAGCACTATATTTTTCTGTCCTCTCCAAAATTCCGACAAATCTGCAACTTTTCGTGAACATCTTCCCTCTTTTGCTTCAACATGGCAGAAATTACAGCCTCTTGGACAACCTCTTGTAAGAAATCCGTATGCCGTATCTTTGCATAATTCAGGGTAAAGATCGTAGTCTGGGTAAATGTGTTCCACCTCTTCCGGTAGTGTGTGATCTCTTTCTTTGTGGTAAATCTCTCTCCCGTCTACTGTTTCTATGCAATACCCAGAACCGCCGCGTATAACCTCATCTGCATCTACAAAATGTTCGTAATCCGGTGTGAAACTGAATACCTTTGACATATACACACGATCCATGTGTCCCGAAAATAATGGGCTGTACCACTCAACGGAATCGCCTATGCTTTTATGCCATGCCGATAGTTTCATAAGAGGTATGTTTGGAAAATTGTGTCCGTCTACGTCAATCAGTCCTATCCTCATAGACCTCATCCTCCTGCGGCATCTCAAACACTCCCAGCGGTTGATCTGCCACATATTCACATACTAAGTCTCTGGGGTTTTCATCCTGTCCTCTTTCAAACAGCAAATTCATGGTGTAGCAGTCCATAAGCATTGAAATCGCCATTCTGCATTTTTCTTTCGTAGAGTATCTGCCAATCACTACTCTGCTTTCTCCTACGAGGGCGGCAACTTTGTACCGCCCATCATATTTGCTGTCCGTGCTGTATTCTGTTACCTTGTCGTTGTTCAGAACTACCGCTCCATCCTGAGACTTAACAAACATCACGTTTTGCCTCTCTTTCCTTAATTCGCCCCATCTGTCGATTGATTTTGAAATCAATTCGATCCTCTACCTCTGCTACGCAGTTAAAAATAATTTCCAACTGTGAGAGCATAATCTGCACATCTGCAATTTCATCTATCACTGCTTCTCTCATTTCCGCTGTTTTCTCATCGCTACGGCGTAATTTCAGAATGGCTTTGACGAGTTCCGAACACTCTTCAATAGCCATATCCTCCTGTGCATCGTTTCCATATGTTTCTACGATGGTGTTGAGGTTTCTCATCTGCTCCTGCGTCAATGTCTTTCCCTCCTACTTCAAAATTGTTGCGATCACGATGATTACAATAAGAATTGCCGTAAGTCCAACCCCAATCCAGATAGGGAGAAGAACTAACCACCAAGACCATGTGATTACTTTGCATAATTTCAGAGTGATTAAGATAAGCTGTAACAATCCGAAAAATCCGATACCGCCTGATGCTTTTCCACTGTTTCCATTACTGCTGTTGCTCATAAAACTGTCCTCCTGTTTACATATAAGTTGCTTCTTTGAATACGAATGTGTCCTCAGAGTCTACCTTTTCCGATAGTTCTCTCAGGCGCAGATCGTTGGAGCTGTAAATCTTTTTCTTTTTCATGTCAGCCACAAAAAACTCCTGCCCTGCCTGAATATACTCTCCAACTTTGCTCTTCCGGCAAATCTCATAGGAAGCATACTCAGTCTCTTTATCCTCTGCCTGTTTTCCCTTTGCGGTTTTCCCTAACATACCGTTTTTTCTCCTTTCTTTCATAATTATGTTTGTCCGACTAAACATTCTCTTCAAAAAAATTTAATGCAATCCGTCAGACCATCTATACAGAATAACGGCGGTATCTTCGTTAGGATAAGAAACTCCCAAGAATTTGCCACTAACTGTTTCGCAAGCCTCTGTTACTCTGTCCACGAATTTATTGAAGTCCTCTTTCACTGTCACATAATCGTGAAATCCCATTGTTCCCTCGTCTCTTTCGTGGCTTTCTCTCATTACCACCATCTGTTTTAATTTTTCCATATTGCCTCCTATTTCTTTACCTTGCAGTCTCTATATACATCCTCTTTTCCGATGAATAACTGCCCTAAGATTGCAACCAGAACATTTACCACGATACTGTTTCCGGCCTGCTTATAAAGCTGTGTGTTACTATTTACTTTCTCCGCCTTATGGAAATCTGCATCTGAGAAATCCATCAACCGCCAGCACTCTTTTGGAGTGAGCTTTCTTATTCGGTACTCTGTGCAAACCTTTGAGTTCGCATCTCCATGCGTTCCGGCGGTCAACGTTGGAGAATTGCCATTATCAGAATAAACAGATCCGCATTGACTTCCCTCGTTGGAAATCTGCCCTACTTTTGCCATTTCTGTACTCCTTTCCGCGAGATTGTCACTATGCTGCATACCGTCCTGCCCCCCCCCGAACAATTTTCTCAATACGGCAAATCCCCATGCTTTGGGATGTAAGTGTAGGGCATACATGACCGCCGCCTTGCACTCTTCCTCGCCGTAATTTACTTGTCGGGTATGAGAAATCTGCAACTCCGCCAATCTCACATTCGATATAACCTTTCTGTGTTGCCTGCCGGATGCCTACATACTCTCTATCCATCATCCACCGTCCTTATCTCTAAAACCAGATTGTCTTTTTGAACAGTTGTGAGGGTGTTGGATATGCCATCAGTTCTTGCTTCAAGTTGAGTCATATTGCCTCTTTTTTCTGAAATCTGGTGGCTTTCGTATAATTTTCTTATCCTTTTGCCGTATTCAGTTCTGACGCAACGGCATATCGCAAAGTCAATCCTCATTTACTCTTATCTCCAAAACATAGTTGTCTTTTTGGACGGAAGTAAGTGTATTGCACAACCCCTCTGAGTTTGGCTCTAACCGTTGTTCCGTTGGTGCGCCTGTGGTTCTGTCTGATGGATTGCTTGGGTTTCGCCCTCTGCTTGCAACAATGATTCTTTCAACCACGTTTTCGCCTCCGTCTCTGTTATTATGCAAGGTACAGTACCCCC